GCAAGTTGACTGTGAATATCTTTAAAAGCTACACCGTTATAACCTTCATGTATCCTTCTATTAGTCTCATCAATTCTCTTGATAAGTAAAGGTAATAAGGTATCCATAGATGCTACTCCATAAACAGTAGCACTAGCATAGCTTTGATCTTCTAATTTAATAGTTTGATCATGAAGTCGTTTTAGTCCTAAACTAATTGCTTCACGTTCAAATTTAACTTGTTCGTCAAGTTGTTCGGGTGTTGGCATAGTCCTTTATCTCATCATTAATTTGATCAGCTAATAGGTCTTTGATTTCTTGGAATTTACTGTAACTAATATAACCTTTCAACCATCTCTTTTCGAGTATGTCCATAGCTTTATCTTCATACTCTTTTATATCATCAAGCGTACGGGTCATAGTTTTCCTCCTTCTCATTAGTTAATTCAGGGTAGATGTAATGTACTTGGTCTTGTGTACATACAACAAATTCACTTTTCCCTTCGTCCATGATCTTTTTAGCTCTATTCCTTCCTCCATTTACAGTTTGGTAAACATACTCAGTAACTTTTCCAGTTTCTAAGTCTTGTTCTCTAATAATGGAGTTAATAGAAGATGGTATCTCATAACCTCCTATCTTCCAGTCCATGAATTCATCAAATGGTATGGAATAAAAGAAGTTAGGAGGACACTTTGCTACAGCATCATAGTTATTAGGAAAATCTTTCTTTTTACGTTTCTTTTTACTCATCAATTCGTACCACATCAATAAGGTAATCGTCCATGTATGCTGCTTCTTCTAACGTTTCATACGCTAGATCTTCAACATCTTCATAGTCTGTACTGTCATATTGGGATTCCATAACAAAATCCCTTCCACTTTCTAATTGAACTAGATACTTAGGCATTTGACTGTGAATTAAGTTTGTTCTTTAGGTGTTTCAACCTTTTCTTTGCTTGCCTCAGTGCTTGAGGCTTTTTGCGTCCTTTGTCTTTTCGCAGGACGTCCCCGTTTTTGAACGGTAGTATCCTTTGACTGTTCATTTAATCCTCTAACTTTAGCTAGTAATAACTTATAATCATCAGCCCAATTGTGTTCTGGGTAATGATGTAAGAATGCCAAGACAGCATTCTCAATAAGATCATTGTCATGTTGTGATAGTTCTACTGATTTACAATCTAGCTCTACTTTCTCACGATCAGCATGATACTTCATTTAAAATACCTCTCTATTACTTCTACTTGATCGTGATACCTAGCCATCTTATCTAATTCTATACCAATAGCCTCCGTGATATCGGAGTGTTCCCCGATACCAACAGGATGCTCTAGGTATACTAGCACATTAGCTTTATGCTTGGCTATTTCACCATGAGCATGAGCTAATAATGCCTTGATTAATTCAGCTTTCATTAGAACATCTCCGATAGTAACTTATCTGCTTCCTTGTATGTTATCTGTTTCCAGTTAACCCAAGGTAAATCAAATATTACTTGTTCAGGTATTAAACAATGATCGTTGCATAATAATGCAAACATATTAATTGTCATTAGCAATACCTCCGTGATGTTCGGTAGATGTTGGCCTATCCTCAACTAATTCATAGTCTAAAGATAAGACAGGTAATGCTTCCTTAACTCTTTTTCGTATAAAAGTAAGGATATCTTCTGGATGTGATCCGGTGGAAACTGTAAGCGTTACCTTGTATGTTCTAGCTTTACTCATTAATAAACCTCTGATTCTTGAGTTACAAATCTCATTGGCTCACCAATAAGTAAACCAACTGCATCTTGTTCAAACATTTTAGCGTATGTTGCACATACATCTTCAACCTTTTCTTGATGCTTTGTTGTTACTGTTACATACTTGGTACACTCTTCGTCACCTTGCCATACTCCTTGACAATCTCCAACAGTATAACTTTGGAATGCAATGTTGAGTACGTCCTTGAATTTATCCCACTGTTCATCAGTTACATAACCACTTACAGTGTTACGACCAAAGAACATTTGATAAGTTTGTTTCATAGTGTCTAAGTAAATAAACAATAGGGATTGTGAGTCCCTCAGTCTACCTATTTAAAGGTAGAGGGAGAGAGTCTTTTTAATAATAGTTTAATAAACTCTTCCAAGTATAAGACAGGTAATAAAGCATATTCAAATAGAGTACGAGATTCAGGTGTAATAACAACAGGCAACTGCTTAGTTGATGTTGGTGCTACCTTCTCCAATTCTGCTACTTTACATCCATTTAATGGAGTAACTTTATCATCTGTTTGTTTGGCTTCAATTACAATAGGCTTAGGTTTCCTACGTCTTGCTGCCCTTGGTTTCTTTGTGCTTGCAGTCATGCTCTAGCCTTCTTTGTGTATCTAGAACCACGATAGCATAGCCTTACTTCAGCGTCCTTGATTTGATTCTCAATTAGCTGAGTCTTTAATTTAAAATCAGTCATTGTAATAAATAAACAACGGAGCGATTGACTGTGAATCAATCAGTAAACCCAATGTTACTTGGGCTTAGAGATTGAATCATGCATAAGTTTGTTCACGTATCTCATCAGCTAATGCTGCTGCAGTACCTAAACTGATATAAGGATCCTTTTCAGCTTCATCTAATAATTCAATGATTAATTCTACATCATTAAGAGTTAGAGTTAGCTCAACAGGATAACCATTCTGCATCTTCTCATGCAAGTACGTCTTGATTAACGACATCTTCTAATTCCTCCTTGTTTAATTCTAATCTAAAACGATTCATTATACCAGCCTCAAGACCACTAATTACTAGTCTTTCGGTATTACGTCCATGACTACATATTATTAATGAGTCATGTTCTTTACTGTAATGAACACAAGGATCATCCATAAAATACTCATGCGTTGTATCGAAATTCATGCTGAGTACCTACCACATAATGCGGTGAATGCGTCCTGGTTAATTAGAACATCACTTGGTAGTGAATTATATACATCATCATTAGTAAAGATGTACTTAAGTAGTAAGCCTAACTGAGCATTCTCAGCCTTAGTTATGCCCACTACTCCAATTCTTTTCTTTGTCATAGTAATTGCTGAGTAGATTTAATAAAAGCCAGACGCCGATGGTTAAATTAATAACTTCGTATATTCTGGCTAACGGTCCATGCGAGGATCGAACTCGCATTACTAGCGTGACAAGCTAGCGTACTAACCATTATACGAATGGACCAAGCCTAGTTTGTTAGGCATAAGCTTCTAATACAAGCTCTTGATGATCTTCAGGATTAGTTACTTCAAAGGCTATCATCTCTATGAAACACCATGTTACATTATTCTTATAGACTGTTAAGCTTGCGTCCGCATCCTTGAACATATCAACTAAGAACTCAGTACCATAGTCAGACTCGATGTAGTTAATAATCTCGTCTTCATTATCTTCATAGAACTTGATGGTGTCACCATAATATATGTGTTCATGGCACACACCAGATTGACAGCCATGATTAGCAATTTCCTTGAACTCTTCGACTGTATAAGTCTCTTTAATCTTAGTAATTGCATTCATTTTGTGTCCTTGATAAGTGTAGTACAAGGATCAATAGATCTTGTCGTTAATTACCTGATGCTAACCTAATGGATTACTCAATGATTAACTCTTTGAACAGGTATTACATTAACTTTCAAATGCCACTCCTCAATCCGTGCAATCTATAAAGCAGTAAATACTCACTTTATTAAACCTCTTATTACTTGTCTTTAGCTGAAGAACTTGTAATAAGCAGTAAGCTCTCATTTAGTTTATAGAAGATTTCTAGATAGTTTTGGATGATTGACCCTTGTGAACTCATTATAGTCTGCTTTGGTCAGCTTGGCTATGCCTTGTAGACAAACCCACACATCCCATTTAAGACTACAGTGAGATGAAGACTTACAACAGTGGTAGAATCAAACTGCTTTGCTTCATGTACTTACTATAACAAATCCTCTACCATATCACATCCGTATTAATACTCATTGTGTCTTAGTCTCATCAGTCTCATCTGACTCACGATACTCACTGTACTATACTGTACTATATATACTATTACTTATTAATACTATTGTTATCTATTATTATTACTGCCCTTGACTGTGAATTACTATTAACATTCAATCGCATACAGATCGCAACATATTAATTTGAAAACATGTTAGTTTCTGATAACAATTATAAATAATTCAGAATAATTCTGTTCAATTAAGAAAAAAACTTGCTATATATAGTAATAAACAGCCCCCAATGGGGGTACTGGCGTCCAGGCTTTGACGCTATTCCCCTTCAGACATTTTTGTCATTTTTTTAAGGTATTTTTTCAGTATTTTCTGTGCTTTTTCTCTAGAAACGCAGTCTTGTGCTTTAGATTGAAGTTTAATTAGTTTTCTTGCGTATTTAGTCAAGTTAAGGTAAGTTTTAGAGCTTCTGCCAGCTGTTTATAGGATGAAGCTACATATATTTGACCTAATACAACTGCTAAAGTTGCTATTGACCAAAATATATAATAATAACGCTGTTTAATTTGTTTAGGTGGGGTTAGATTAGACATGGGTAGTTTAATGGTGGTCTTTAAAGGGATATCAAATGATGATATCAAGTTAAGAGAGAGGAGGTTCGTGAGAATCCTCCTCATAGGGGTCGGGTCCACCCTTCCCTTCCCCTGTATAAGGATGGGGTCGGTCTAAACCCAGGTGGGGACTGAAGAGTCACCAGTATCCAAACCCCTTGCTTTATCTCTTTGATCTTTATCCATACCAAACACTAAATGATTAGCAGAACTTTGAGGACTATCAAGAAAATCAGCAAGCATAGAGTTCCAATCCTCACGCTTACGCAATGCTATCGCTTCATTAGCGGAGATAGACATAGCATCAGTGAAATACTTAACACCTTGAGCAAGAGCATCAAGACGGTCATCATGTTTAACCGCACCTTTCTCTCTACACATTCTACTCATCTGATAGAAGAGCATATACATGAGTCTAAGTTCAGGTGCTTCATCTTTATTAGAGTTGTAATCCCAATCTATAACCGACCTATTAACCACCAATCTATGCTGATTAAGGACAGGTTCAAGAGCATCAATAATACGGTCTTCTTTTCTAACATTAGCACGTACCTCTTCTACATCTACATGTTGTTTTGTCTGTTGTAGGTGTTTTTTAAATAATTCAGCAACCATACCATCACCAAAGTTTGTCTCAATGACAAGTTTGGTTACTCCATATATTCGACATCCTCGAAGAATGTCCAACAAGGTGTTGTCTGAGTATCCGTCTCTATAAGCTCGCATTTCATGCAAGTATAGGAACCCATTCTTTTGGGATATAAAAGCTGCTGCTGTCTCATCTGTTCCTCGTCCAGAGGGGTCAACTGAGCAAATAGTTTCGGTGTAGGGGGTCCACTCTCCAGCCAGCTGCATTGGAGAGTAAAAATAGTCTCCTGGAAGTCCGACTGTTGGGGCATCTTTGATGACTTTGGAGGGGTCTGAACACCATACGCAGTTGTCTGGAGCCTCACTAGGATTAACAGAAGTGACAACCAAATCAGCCATCTTAAGGGGGAATTTCTCTGCATCACTTAAGCTAGTATCTAGTTGAAATTGAAGCATAAAGTTAGAACGACCCATAGATGCTTCACGTTCTAGTAGGTCGTCATTACCAAATCTATCTGGATCTGTTACTTCCCATTCTTCTACACCTTCTTCTATATCTTCTACTATTTGTGGAGCGAGGAGTCCTTCGTACTGACTAAGTTTACCTTTTCTTGGGTATCTACTTGGCCAAACGAACGGACGGTACGAACGCTCTGCCAACTTACGATAGACAGTAAAAGTAGTTTGAGGAGTCCCGAGATACATAATACGGCTATCATTTTTGGGTGTAAGGATAGATTCCGCTTCTGTACAGAGTTGAAGAAGTTTTTCACGCATTAATTCCGTCATGGAGTTTCCAGGAACTTCTATATCGTCCAAAATCATTAAATCGGCTCTGCTTCCTGTTAGCTGTCCAGTTATGCCCACCGACTTTACGCTTGGGGCTTGGTGTGGTGAACAGTGGACGTCGAAGCTGATGCGACTCCAGCGAGAGTCGTCCGATTTGGGTTGGAGATGTTTTAGCCATGGAGTTTCAATAATAAGTTTTTGTAGGAAAATGGACATATTATCCGCACGTTCTTTAGATGCGGATATAATCATTATTTTTCTTTCTGGGTCATTGAATAAAGTCCAGAGAACAAACGCTCCAGTAATCCAACTTTTACCAACACCACGGAAGGCTTGGATCTGGAGACGTTTCGGACCATGCTGTAAGTA